GGTCTTTAACATAAGCTCCTTCATACTTTGTATCCTTTTGGTGTTCTTCTCTAGGTGGTATACAAATATTCTTTTTCATCAAATGGTTTGCTATCAAGGTATCCCAAACTCTAACTTGTGAAAAAATATCATCATAATTAACTTTAGATTCATATGCAACAGTTAAACTCAAATCAATTAAACCAAGTTTATCTTCCAATGCGTCAACAATTTCTACATCTTGAATATTATAATCTACAAATTTTTGGAAATCTTTTTCATAAAAGTCTTTAAAAGTATCATAAGGATTATCATGCTTACTTTGACCAAGTTCTAATTCTCCAATGAAATCTAATCTATAACTTTCTTGTCTTGTTGGAATAAACCATCTATACAAATCAAGATAATCTAACATACAAATACCAAAAAGTTGATAGTAAGTTTGTGGTCTACCTCTAACAGATATTTGTTCTTTATTAATTAAACTCCAAGGTGACATTCTTTCAGCAACTTTATCGCCAGCTAAATGTTTAATTCTATTCATTAAATAAGGTAAATCAAAAAACTTGGTATTCCATCCTGTAATAACATCTGGATAATTCTTTAACCAAAATTTCATAAACTCCATTATTAAATGTTTTTCATTTTTACATTCAATATAAGTTACATCTGTCCGTTCGGTTGTAAATTTACCAACACCCCAGGTAATGATTGATTTATTAGATTGATTTTTTACCGTGATACATAATATCTCTTCAATAGGATTTTCTACATCTGGAAATCCATTTTCACAACTTGTTTCTATATCAAGTGTGAAGATTTTAATATATTCTTTTTCCCATTTTATATCTTCGGGATATTCTGAACCAATATATTGATAATGGTATCTTTCAAGACCATAAACAGGAGAATTATCAGTAGCTATATCCCTACGAAATCTACGAGCAGCATTAATGCTGGTAAATTCAAGAGGTTTTAAATACTGACCTTGTAAAGTTTTATATTGAGAGTGTTCTTGTGTTGGGGCGTAGAGAGTAGGACCAAAATTTATTTTGTCTTTATAATCTTTTCCATTTAAAACACCACGAATTAAAAGTTTACCTTTATGTTCAATTACATTTTTATAGAAGTTCATTATCTCTTAATTTCACCTTTATTCCATCTAAAGTTTTATCTAAATATATTTGGCAACCACATCTGGATTTGCCTTCAATATAACCTGGTTCATATTCTAATAATTCCTGTTCCAAGGAATTTTGTTCAATTTTTACTTTATCACACCATACATCATCTACAATAATATGGCAAGTCGCACACGCACAGCAACCACCACAATCTGCCGGTATTTCAGGCAAATCTAATTCTTTAGCGGCCTCCATTACGGTATTGCCGATAGGTACATCTACCGAAATTGTTTCGGTATCTCTTATAAAATTGACTTTTACCATTACTTGCTAGGCAAAGTTGTTTCGGTAATAAGTCCTTTATTTTGAGGTGTTAGAATGCTACTTGTATTCTGTTCATAAGAATTAAGTATATCTTTTTTAGGTTTCACAATTGTAACCACTTTATCCTTGGCAACCACGACCTCATCATCTGCCGAATATGGCATATATGGGGTCATCATTAATTGTACTGGTTGACCTGGTTTGGATTGCATTGGAATAATTACAAAGGCTTTCTTTAAAGTATGTTGTTCTGAACCTTCTTCAAGGTCAGCAATTACATCCTCGCCGGTTTGTAACCTTATCACTCTCACATTTTTCATGCTATCTCCTTAATCTAATTATATTTTTTGTAAATTAACTGCTGAATTGCCTTTAGGCGTTTCAGTAATATCAAAAGTTATTTGGTCACCTTCGTTCAGGTCTAAATTTGCTTCTTTAGCCGCTGAATGGTGTACGAAAACATCTTTTTCATTATCTTCTCTGGCTATAAATCCATAACCTTTAGTCGGATTAAACCATTTTACTTTTCCGTTTATACTCATTTTTTATCTCCTTTCTTGTCATCATCTAAACTATATTTTGTGGTAATCACATACTTTCTGTTTGGATTAACCATCACATTTAGTTTGTTCATAAATTCCCTATCAAACAAAATCGGAGATTTATCTTCCCTATCATCTAGGGTAAATTCTATATCTGTATAAAGACCACCTGCAAATTCAACATCTAAACTTACAACATGTCTTTCTTCTTCATAATCTCTTAAACCACCAACTGATATTTTTTCTGTACGAATTATATCACTTGTAATCGTTTTACCTAATAGTGACCAGGTAGCCTTCTTGCCATTTACTTTTAGTTTATCTGCATGAATAACTGGCATGCCTGAATTACCCGTATCAAATTTTGCCACAATTTCACCAAACGGTTTAATTGTGACCACTTCTTTATACCCACACATAGCAGGTACTTTTATCCAATTCTTTTTATCTTTAAAATGTTCTATAATTTCTTTACTTATATTTTGGCCACTCGCCTCTTCAATACCTTCTGTACCTGGAGAAGAGTTAACCTCAATGATATATGGATAATCTTTTACTCTATCTTTGGCAGGTATAAAATCAACTGCCGTCCACACACCATTAACTGCCTTAGCAGCCTTTAAACTTTCTTCTATTTCATTTTCTGTTAGTTTAAAATTCTTTACCTTACCACCTTGTGATACATTTGACCTAAAATCTCCTTCAATAACATCACGCCTCATAGCAGCTTGTACTTTACCACCTAATACTAAAACTCTAACATCAAAATCTGTTTTAATATATTGTTGTAATAATATATCAGAATCTTCATCTTGTTTATTAAGTAATTGCACAATAGAATCTAAAGCTATTTCTGACTCAATGAATAAGACACCAACACCTTTACTACCTCTTAATGTTTTTAAAATAACTGGAAACTTCTCTTCTAATTGTTCAAAAGCCTCCATTGATTTTTCGGGGTCTGTAACCAATACTGATTTAGGTTGTTTAACACCATAATCGGAAAGTCTTAATGAAGTTCTATATTTGTCAGCACATATACTGATTGATTCTCTACTATTGACCACACAAACATTATGTTTTTCTAATCTTGTTACCAAGTCCATCCAACTATCTTTACGGACAACTGAACCTCTAATAAGAGCAACTGTATCTTTTGCTCTTACAGGAAATCCTTTCTTATCATCTGCATTATGGAAAGTTAAATCCTCTTCAAAGGTAGTATAACCACCTGTATTACGGTAGATATATGCCTCATGGCCACTCTTCTTGGCCTCATTGACTAAATTCTTGGCTGTGTGGAAATTCTTATCATCTTCCGGTTCATCTGATACAATAAGAAATCTTATCTTTTCAGGTACTTTGGCTTCTGTTAAGTAATCGTTAAACTTTTGGACTTGCATTTTTACTATCTTTTAAATCTTCTGGTTTTTTACCTATATTATATTTAGCAACCAAATTCCATTCACTCTTCTCTTTAAATGGTAAAACTTTTATTTGACTTAATGGTGCTTTGTTTTCAACTAAAGAGGCATTAACCACCTCTATTAAATTCCAGTCTTGTAGTAATAATGCGATTGTATTTCTTCTTTGAATATCATTTTCCGACAAGGTAGAATTCTTACCATCTAAAGCAAATAACTCTTTGAAATGAGTTATGTAATACTTTCCTTGCTTGTGTAGAATATGACACGATTGAAATAGTGTTTTATCTTTTCTACTTGCAACACCAATTCTTGTTAGGGTTTCTCTGACTTTTAAGAAATCGTCAGGTTGTTTGATAGTCACTTCTAGCATATCACTAGGCGACCAACTTATTGTTTCTTCACTCATCTTTTTCTCCCACCTTTTTTCAGGCTCAATTGTATATTATCAATTTGGTCATCTGATAGTAGGTTAAGAGCTTGTTTTGCCTTTTGATTACTGTATCCATAATACTCTTTAATTACTTCAAGGTCTTTGACTTTTTTTTGTGATAGCCATTTCCCACCAAATCGCCTTTTCTTTCTTATACTATTTATAAAATAGTGGAATTGCATACGCTTTGGTAAGAAGTGTAGTCCGTTCATTTCATTA